TGAGCCGATGTAATTCGCCTTGGAGAAATTCTCCAGAATGCGAGAGTAAATGATCTGCCCGGTGATGTTGGTAAACGCCGTTGTACTGACGTACTGATTGTCTTCCAATAACTCCAGGTTAAAGGAATTCACCCGCTTGCTCTTGTTGAATTCCTGGCGCATTTGATAGCCGCCTTCAACAAAGTTGTCCCACGCGTCAGCCAAGCTGAAGTCACTGGATGTGATCTCGCCTTCCAGTAACGCCTGACTTAGATCGGCGTAGAATCGATGAATGTCATGTTCCCGATGAGGGTTTGTTTTCGAAATCGCCGCACGATGCAGATTGCGTAGGATGCGATGGTCCATGTTCTTTTTCTCCTGAAAATGGCCTATCCGGCCTACTGTTTTTCTATCTTGCCTTGGATAAATGCAGCGACAACTAATTCACAACAAACAGGAAGCGTACTTCGGATTAGTAAGTTTGGCGGAACGCCACGGCGTCAATGTTGAGAGTTTCCAGATTGCCCCCACCATTTTTAACCCCCATGCATTCCTGCATTTCGGTCGCGCTGGTGTAAGTGATTTGATGCTTAATTGGCCGTCCGTTTGTGTCGCAGACCACTGCACCGTCATACAAAAATGACACTTCTCCGGTCGTTGCATCAATTGCTCGAAACTCAATTTCGAACAAGTGATAAGCGGACCCGCCAGCAGTGATATTCGTCACAGTTGTGGTCTGTGTTGCGCCAAGAGAGCTTTCAACACTCCAGACGGTGGCGCCATCAACCTTGAAGAAACAGGCGCCGGAATACGACGAAGGAGGGCCGCCGCCATCGTCCACAAGCGTATTGGCCGCAACTGCATCCTTGAAGCCCAAAATGATATTAGCGTCATCCGTGTTGGCTTCCGCGTACTGCGCGAGAACGCCAAAGTAAATTGCCGAATTTGCCGCAAATAACGCGGTTTCATTCGTGCCCTTTAGGTAAGTCTCGTCATTGTCCGCAGCAGTTCCATCGCTGGCTGTGATCGCGAGAATTCCACGGCGACCATCACTTACAGCGCACGCACCGCCATCAGTAGCGACGGTTGAATAACCTTTTGTCGCTGTAGCGTATTCCGTAAAGTGATCGTACTTGGCCACAACCAGTTGCAGCAGATCGTGGCCAGGAGGGGTCTTCACAAGTGTTGGCATGGTAAATCACTCCGTTGTCTGGAGCCTGCGGGAATGGTAAAAAAGAAGACGACGGACGATTAAAACAGGGTAGAGCAAAAAGTTAAAAACTAACTACCGAACCAACCGGGCAAATTCCTTGACGTCCTTATACGGAAGGGCAGATTGATAGCCGCCAGCGACTTCGGACGATTCAACCAATGGAGTTGACCGGGTTGGTTTTTGTGACCGTTGCACAACAGTCTCTGGCTTTGACACCTTCACCCAATCTTCCAGAAGCTCCTCGCGAGCCCCCTTGTCGGTAACTGCCTTGAGAATCGCGAGCCGCTTATCCGTCACGGTAATCTGCTTGGATTCCAGCAGCGCCCGATTGGCCTTGTCAGCCTTTTCGCTCGCGAGTTCCGCCTTCAGTTCGGTCAATTGTTCCTGCAACGATTCGGTCACAGCGGCCTCTCCTTCTCCCTCAGCAGGAGTTTCAGTGGCAGGATCCCCGCCAGACATCTTGGCGAGCATCCCAACCAGTTCTTTGATCTTCGCTTGGGTATCAGCCCATGACAGCGATTCATCGTCCAGGATCGCATCAATCGCAGCTTTGAACGCAGACCGGGTGGCCTGATCGGCAGACGGAGATTCAACGTCCGCAGGCATTGCAATCGCGGTATCCGGCCCCATGTCGGCCATGCCGTCCATCTCCATCAAAGCGACGATAGCCTTACGGTGCGCCCCGCCTTTGGGAAGATCTTCGAGAATCGCCTTGAGTGTCTTGGTCTTCACAGGAGTATCTCCCTCATTCTCGTAGACGCCCTCAAAGAGCGTGTCGTTTGTTGCCGGATTGCCAACCAGGTCCACTGACCTGACCTTTTCGACTGATTCGATGATTCGTTTACCGCCACGATTGACCGCGTGACCGTCCGCGTTGTGCGACAAGCCCATGTGCTTAGGATTACGTTCGGCGGCCTCGAACAACAAATTGGCCATCGGGTGTGATTTGAGAACGTGAAGATCACCATAGACCCCTTCGCCCTCGACCACACGACAGTTCTTCAGCCAGCCAATTCCTTCAGTAACAGACCGGGCCGCGTTCGGAGTTTTGCGGTCTGGGTGATCAGTGTTGACTTTAATCCCTTCGTAGCATTCCGCCGCTTCCTGGAGCGCTTGCTGTGAATATTCGTACCCGCCCTTGTTTCGCGAGTGAATCCCCAGGATCTTGACCCCGGAAATGACCCCGGCCTCTTTGTCGATGGCCGTAGGTTTGCCGAACACCGATTCCATCAAATGGATTGGTTGGGCTTTAGCTTGTGTGGGTTTCTGCTTGGTTGGCATATATAACTCTCCAGTGAGATCAAGATAGATCACCTGAGACGGTCGAACCAAATCGCCAACATCACACAACAGCGACGGGACTCTGCGGCAACAGTTCTTCCGGAACATTGACGCCACGGGCCTTGGCTTGCTTGGCCGTGATCGGAATCAGGGAACATCGACAGTTCCACTCCGCTAATTGACCCTTCAGGTACTGGTATTCTGGCGTTCCCACACGTTCAATCGTGCCGTCCAATCTTTCATGCTCAACTCGTGTCCGCGCGTCATGAGTTGACACATACATCACATACGGAACCGCCTCGGCAATATGCGGTTTCTCCAACGTCCGCGTCAGGCCCTCGGTGTATGACTGCTTGGTTGCCGTCCGCAAAATCCGATTCGAATCAGATCTCAGCAAGTCCACCTGCCCCTGGATTCGCTTGGCGAATTCGCGCTCGTCGTCCCCGGCCTTGACCGATTCGGCCAGCAGTTTTCTCAACTGGATCGCCTTGGATTTCGTGCGGATTGTCGCCGATCCGATGGAGCGAAGTTTCGCAGTCTTGGACAGCGCCTCATATTGTCGACCACTGAGCGCGTCCTTCTCCTGCAGGTAGTCCAAGCCATCCTGCAAGAACGGATAAAGCGTGTCGGGGTCAAGTAATTGAGCCATGATGCGCGAAGATTAAACCCCCTCTCCCTGGTCAGGAGAATTGTCCTTGTCGTCGGTTACAGCAACCGCTTTTGGAGTCGCTGGAGCGGTGTCCGCTGACTTGTCGTCCTGGAGTGTCGGCTTGAATGGAGTCAGCATGCCGCAGACTGCCGCCGCTTGTTCGGCCCGATCCTGAACCGCTTCAATCGTCTGCAAAATCTCGACCAATTCAGAACGTTTGGCGCCGGCCGCTACTTTGTCGGCCAGCGTGTCGTAGAGCGTGTCAATCTCCTTTTCGGCCGTCCGTAAAATGTCCTGCTGGGTCATGATGCCCTTGGGGAAATCACGAGCGGGGCGTTTCTGAATGTCGATTTCCTCGACGACTTGCTCGGGCTCCGCTGGGTCATTCGCTGGATCAGTATCCAGCCATGCGTCAATTTTTGCCGCGGGAATTCCCAGCGCATCGAGATCTGCCCGAGCGGTGTTTTCGTCCGTCGCCCCGGATTTGAAATCAGCGATAATCTGCTGACGCGATTTCTGAACTCGTCTGATTTGCTGGAGATTCAGACCCAAGTATTCTCCACCAGGAACTGCCGCACCGGTTTGATCCTGACCAGGAAGGGGGGATTGTGGCGCACTTGGTCTTGCCCCTTTCTCGATTTCCTTTTCCAGGTCGCGACCCATTTCCGCAGCGGCAGTCTCGAGCGACAGCGTGCCCATCGCGATTTCGATTTGCTGCCGTTGGACCGTCTGATACTCGTCACGATTACTGACCCGTGGCCCGGTCGCGGTGATCTCCAAAATCGTCATTAGATCGTCAAAGCGGCCCGCTGGAATCGTGTGAAATGCCTTGCCGCACTCGTGTGCGAGTCGCACCACTTTCCACATCAGTTCGATAAACGCCTGACCATAGAATCGTTGATCGGTTTCCCTCGCCTTCACGAATGGGGATTCGCTGACGAGCGTCGATGCATAGTTCGCATTTGACGCATCGCTGGTGAACATGAATTCCGGCATAGCCCAGCGTTGGGCAATCGCCCGGGACACATACTGAGCGATCAGAATGAAGTTGGCGTTACGCTCCGATCCCATCGGCCCGGGCAGGACTTTCATGGACTCGGGGATATCGACGACAGTCCCGCTACGGAGCTTGCCCTGTTTGGTTGGTCGCGTTCCGGTCGATGTTCGCTGGTATCGAGTATCCACAGCCTGGCCTGTGACCATGCTTTGGACGGCAGTTGATGTCGTTCCAGTAGCATGTTCGCGAAACCACGCAATCGCCGCCTGGAGTGCTGCCCCATCTGCGGTATTTCGCCGAATCTTGGCTTCACGCTGGACGTCATTGGCAATCCAGTAAAGATCACTCACGCCACGCTTTACGTTGCGGGGAACATTACGCTTGACATGCAGCATTCGACTGGCTGGGATGTAATCGCAGTCGTTTC